GAGGACACGAGCAACGTGATCCAGTTCCTTAACGGCAACCTCGGCGTCGTTTACTCGGGCCGTCGCGCCATACAGATCTCGCTCAAACTGGATCAGTCAGCAGAGCGTTTCGCCTCAAATGAAATCGCGGCCGGTTATCTTCAGCAAAAAGGCGGAGAGCCCATGTCGGGCGAGGAGCTCGGAGAGATGGCTGCAGCCTGGGCCGCTAATCGTCGCTCCAATGCGATCGGCGCTCTCAATGAGTTTGTGACTTTCCAATCCTTTGACCAAGACCCGAGCAAACTACAGCTCGTAGAGGGGCGTGAGTATCAGACAAAAGAACTGTCTCGCCTCATGGATATTCCTGCCTACCTGCTCGCCATTGACCAGAGCGGAATGACTTACTCGAACGCACAGCAGGCTCGACAAGACTTGATCCTTTTTGGAGCGCGCCCATTGCTTCACGCCATAGAGGAACGGCTGTCTATGGACGACGTACTCCCTCGAGGACGCCACTGCCAGTTTGATCTCGAGGAATACATCGGTCTGTACGCGCCAGACATGGCAGAGCCAGTCATGCAAGAGCCAGAAGTCAACCCACTTTCCGACACGAACAACCTGGAGTAATCATGATCCATTTTCACGCCGATCTAGATCTCATCATCGCCGAGGCAGGCGACGAGAACCGCCCAGCGCGTATCGCCGGTATCGCCGTCCCCTGGGATGTTGTTGCAACTGTCTCAGGAGGTCAGCGCGTCAAGTTTCTACGAGGCGCGTTTGACCTAAATCAGAAAGCAGCAAAACTGCTGGAGAACCACGATATGAGCCAGTTGCGCGGAGTCGTTAACGCTCTCGCCGATAGCGATGCTGGCCTCGAGTTTGAAGCAACGCTGGCAGACACTCGCGCTTCAAAAGACGCCGTCGCTCTTTTGAAGGCTGGCGCGTATGACTCAGTCAGCGTCGGCGCGAACCCAGTCCAGTTCAAGTTCGACAAAGGCGGAGTGATGGTTGTGTCAAAAGCACAGCTCATTGAACTCTCCCTCGTTGCTGTTCCGGCATTTGCTGAAGCAGTAATAACAGAAATCGCAGCCTCGGCCGATCCTGAGGAAAGCGAAATAGAAGAAGAAACCCTAGACACCCCTGAGGAGGAAACAGTGTCAGAAGCAATCAAGGCCGAGTCAGCAGAGTCGGCAACAACCCCCACAAGCCCAATCGTTTACGCAACAGCACGACGCGACTTTAAGTTGCCGACGGCTTCGGAATATATGTGCAAGTTCGTTGCTGGCGGTAGCGAGTTTGCAGAGTTCAACTCTCGCATCCATGCAGCAGCTCCAGACGTGGTAACGAACGACCTGCCAGGCATCCTGCCAGTTCCCATCGTGCAACCGATCTACAACAATTTCGTAGCGAACTATCGTCCGCTCATTACGGCAATGGGCGTTCGCCAAATGCCACAAAGCGGAAAAGTTTTCATCCGTCCAAAAGTCACCACGAACACAACTATCGGTGCAAGCAACGGAGAACTCGTACCACTCGATCAAGGTACTTTCGTAGTTGACGACATCCAAATCACAAAGGCCCTCTACGGCGGTTTCGTGAAACTGTCAGAAGAAAGCCTCGACATGACGTCACCTGAAGTACTTGGAGCATTGCTTGATGACATGGCGCGCGTTTACGCAAACGCTACCGACGTTGCAGCTTGCACCACCTTCGAGGCTGGGGTCACCCAGACTGAAGCTTTTGCAAATGCGGCCGACCCAGCCGACTGGGTTTCGTTCATTTACAACTCAGCAGAGCAGATCTTGACAAACAGCAACGGCAACTTGCCTAACGTGCTTGTAATGTCACCAAGTTTCTACGCCTACCTTGGAGCATTGACGGACGGATCAAACCGTCCACTCTTCCCAAATGTCGGGCCACAGAACGCGTTCGGCACAACTGCAGCGAGCAACTTCAACGGCAACGCTTTCGGCTTGAACCTTGTGGTAGATCGCAACATCAACAACCAGGTCTATGTCGGCGACTCCACTGGCTTCGAGTGCTGGGAACAGCAACGCGGAGCAGTATCGGTTGACCTCGCAGACGGCGCTCTCGGTCGTGTCATCAAGTTCCGCGGCTACTTCAGCGCGGTAATGATGGACGCCACCAAGTTCGTTAAGCGCGTTCCCTGATCCTTAGCCCCACTCGAGAAAGTTTGCACCATGGCAGTATTCGCAGTCACTCACCACCAGCGACTAAACGACTACGCCGTGGTGCAGACCCTCGAGGACACGGACATCGGCATCGGTCAAAGCATCATTCTTGCAGGCTTAGGCCACGGCTTGAACGGCACTCATACCGTCTATGCCGTCAACCCTTACTATTTTGAGGGAGTTGATGACGAAGGCGACCTGCTATTCGATTACGACGTTTACATCGGGAACCAGATTATTTTCTACGATGCCGGAACAGATCTAGAACGTGGTGCAGCGATCCCGACTGGGACGCTCACTTGGACTCAGACCTGCACATGGATCGTCGCAAACGACGTTCTCGCCTGGCTCGGTATAAGTGTCGCTACCGCAAACGACACAGCCTTCGTTGGCTCATGCACGGATGCAGCTAACGCGTTCGCGTTTCGGCGTCGGAAGGAAGCAGGTTATTTTGACTCGCTCAGTTCCGTGCCAGGCGCGGACGTTAAATTAGCGACGACAATGGTGGCGGGTTCGTTATATAGAGAACGTGGAAGCGTTGACTCCTTCGCCAGTTTTGAAGCAATGAACATTCCAGGCACTGTCGGATCCATGGGACAAATCAACCGTCTCCTCGGCGTCAATCGGAGCCAAGTCGCATGAGTGCCTCAGGCATCTTTGCAAGCGCCCAGAGCACCCTTGTAGCCTCGCTTACGGGACTCGGCCTGGCAGTCGTAACAGACTCTCGCAACGCTCGCCCGATGACAGTCTTTGTCGAGCCCCCCACGTTCACCTGCTTTAACAGCAACATCGCCGAAATCACTTTCGGACTCAGGATCCTCGCAGCTCCCCCAGGCAACAGCGACGCCGAGGATTACCTGATTACCACAGCCGATACGATCATGAACAGCGCGATCTCCCTCATCTCGGGCGCTCCTTCTGTCACGACAATCGGATCACAAGATATCCCCTCATACGATCTAGTCGTTCGTGTGGGAACCTCAAGAAACCCATAGGAGAAATCATGGCAACAACCACCTACCTTTCACAGCCTGCAGTCTTAACTATTGCTGCTCAGGATCTAGTTGATCAGGCCTCGAGTATTTCGTTTACTCTCGGCAAAACGCCTCTTACGAGCACCGCCTTCGGCGATCTCGGGGAGCGCATGGTTCCTGGGCTTGACACTGTCGAAGGGACAATCACCCTTTATATGTCATACGGCGCGGCAGAAGTTGAAGGCGTTATCGCTGGCGAAGTCGGTCAAGGCGACACCGTTATTGTCGTCAAAAAAGAGTCAGGCGCAGTCAGCGCGACTAACCCAGAATGGACGATCACGAATACCATGATCGCCAACTACCCAATCACCTACACCGTCGGCGAACTCCAAGTGATGGAAGTTTCGTTCTCGGGAGGCACCTGGGTACGCGACATCACCCCCTAATCCCATCCCTTACCGTGCAAAGGAAACCCCATGAAACTATCCATCAAAGTCAACACAGGTGAAGGAGATTACGTTGTCGAAACTAATCTCTTTCACATTGTGCAACTCGAGCGGAAATACAAAGTCAAAGCATCCGACCTCGCTAACGGTATCTCGATAGAGATGCTCGGATACTTGGCTCATGAAGCTGCAAAACAACAAGGCCACAACCCACCAATCATCTTGGATGACTTCCTTAGAAAACTTGTGACCTTGGACGTCATCAGCAATGAGGCAGAAAACCCCATCGAAGGGGATCAGTAGCAAGGACGCTCGCCGAGCTTCTTGTCGAGACTGGCTACTGGCCCCCAGACATCAACTTCACGTTGCAGGATCTCATGACTTGCATAGACGTAATCAACACTCAGAGAAAGGGCTAGACATGACAGCAACAGCGCGAACCGAGTTCGTCGGCGGTGCAGCTGCTATCAAAGCCCTAAAAAGCATTGACCCCGAATACCGTAAACAGTTCAATCGTGACGCCAAAAACATTGTCGCCCCACTTATCGCCGACGCTAAAGGTGGCTACCCCCAGATGCCACTCTCGGGCATGAAGTACAAGTGGACAGATAAGCGCGGTCGGACTTTACTGCCTTGGACAGTGAGCAAAGTCCGCTCCGGCGTCAAGTTCAAAACTTCTACGCGCCGAAACAAATCCGCGGTACTTTATGTGACCCAGGGCGACCCAGCAGGCGCAATCTTTGAAGTCGCTGGCAAAGCAAATCCAGGCACAAACTTCAACAACAATCTCAGAAATAAAAACCCTCGAGTTTTGTGGCCTACAGCAGAAAAACACCTTCCAGACGTTGAGCAAGGTCTCTCGGATCTTGTGCGCGACGTCATGCGGAGAGTAAACGAGGAGACGCGCTAATGGCTATCAACATCCCCATCATTACTGAGTACGTCGGCGCTGGCGTTGACAAAGCAATCAAAGAGTTCAAGCAACTAGAGACCGTTGGCGCTAAAGCATCATTCGCCATTAAGAAAGCAGCCGTCCCAGCAGCAGCCGCTCTCGCAGGTCTCGGCGCTGTCGCTTTTGATGCTGTCAAGGGTGCAATGGAAGACGCGGCAGCTCAGGAACAACTTGCTCGCAATATCCGAGGCGTAACCAATGCTTCGGACTCGGCAATCAAAAAAAATGAGGACTTTATTTCCTCGTTGTCAATGGCGACCGCTACCGCCGACGACGAACTACGCCCAGCGCTTGCGAAACTTGTTGTCGGCACAGAGAACCTTGAAGAAGCCCAAGACGGACTCCGCCTTGCTCAAGACATCGCTGCCGGTACAGGCAAGGATCTCGCCACAGTTTCCGAGGCGCTAGCAAAGGCTTACGCAGGAAACGACAAAGGACTCAAGGCCCTTGACCCGCGCATGAAGACACTCCTCAAAGACGGTCTGGATGTCGAGGGCGCGATGAGCGTGCTAGCGGACACTTTTGGAGGTGACGCTGCTGCAGCTGCAGACACCGCGGAAGGACGTTTCAAAAGACTGTCTATTGGCCTTGCCGAAACCAAGGAGTCAATCGGAGCAGCATTACTCCCAGCGATCCAAGCCGTCCTCCCATTCATCGAGCGTCTGGGAACTTGGGCTCAAGAAAACACCACGACATTCCTGATCGTCGGCGGAGCAATCGCAGGCATCGCCACAGCCATCCTCGCTGTCAACTTCGCCATGAAAGCCTGGACTGCAGCCACGACCGCTTTCACAGCCGTTCAAGCAGCCTTCAACGCTGTCATGGCACTTAACCCGATCTTTCTCCTTGTCGCGCTGTTCGTTGCCGTTGGCGCTGCACTCGTAATCCTGCAGCTCAAGTTCAACATTTTTGGCAAGGTATTTGAAGGCGTCGGCAAAATTGCTGGGACAGTATTCAACGGCATCAAAGCAGGTTTCGCTGGCGTTGTTACAGCTGTGAGCGGATACGTTAACGGGCTAGTCGCAGTCTATAAAGGGTTGTTCAATGGCATTGCTTCAGTCTGGAACAACACCGTCGGAAAACTGTCTTTCAAGTTCCCTAGCTGGGTTCCAATCGTCGGCGGTAAAGGCTACGACGTCCCCGATATTCCAATGCTCGCCAACGGTGGCATCGTGACAGGCCCGACATTAGCGATGATCGGCGAGGCAGGCCCCGAGGCCGTAATCCCATTGAACCGCGCTGGCTCACTAGGCAACAACATCACGATCAACGTCAACGGGGGCGACCCCAATGCAGTTGTCGCAGCTCTTCGAACATATATGCAGCGCAACGGCTCAGTCCCTATCCGAGTGACAAATTAACGATGGCTTATACAGCGCCAACAGTTAATTACTCAACGACCCTCGACGGCACCTATACAAGCCTGACCGGAGTGCAGTCAATAAATATCAGGCGCGGTCGCACTTACTTCCAAGACAACTGGCTACCTAGCCAATGTGTCGTTGAGTTAATACCAGCCAACACTTACGCAACGCCTCTAGCAATCGGTCAATATATTGACGTTAGAACTAGCAACTCTGCCTCATCT